AAAAACCCTTGTGTTTTCTAGTTGTTCTTTTGTTCTTTTTATTACTTCTTGTTTTTTTAGAGTTAACTTCTTTATTGGTATCTTTATTGGTATCTTTATTGGTATCTTTATTGGTATCCAATGGTCTGTAACGCAAAAACCATTCTTCATATTCAGGACCATTTTTTTTACCTTTTAATTCTGTAAATTTTTCAGCCTTTTCAGCTCTCATTTCTTCCACTGTTTCTTGGTGACCCATACAGTTAATGCTAAACCGTTTTAACAATCCTTTTTGGGCTAATCTATTTTTCTCTTGCACTTCAAATAAGTAATTAGACATACATAATATGCGGTCTTTATCATAATATGGTCTATTAGAATATAAAAATGCTAACCAAAAACTAAGCATGGTATCAATAGTTGCAACTTTAATATCATAACCACCATCTTTAACAATATTATAACTGTGACACGCTAATGGTTGATAAATAAAAGCAACCGTATCATTACCAACCTTAATTTCATAATGTGGGGCAATAATTTCCCCTACACCAGGTCTTTTAATTATTTTAACATTTGTAACGCCGATATCTCCTAATCGTTCTTTTACAACTTGAGCGGTAAGCATTGGTTCTTCCGAGAGAACATCAAAATCTGGTATTTTTTTAAGTTTATGTCGTACATTTTTAGGCATATAACGCGAATACATTGATAACGAGTATCCGCCAAAAAACACAGTTCCCTGGTCGATTAATGTATGCTGGACGTTATCATATATTTTGTCAGAAGATTCGTCAGATGTCATCTGTCGTTGAAAATCAATTGTAGTACATTGTTTACCAACAAGAGGGTAATGTTTATTTAAAAGAGTTAGCCGTTTTAATACCTTTTCCCATCTGCTAACATCGCCGGCTGGACGCGATAATTCTAAATACATTCCCATGCGAAGAAGATTTGGAGGTGCATAAAGAATGCCGCCAACTTTGATAGATTCCCTTTTAATAGCATTAAACAATTCTTTAGGTAAATATGTAATATCTGCTACTGGAATAAAATTAACATATACTTTATATGTTCCATGGTGTTGACCGGATTTAGCCTCAACCTCTTGAAACCCATTCTTAATATAAATATCTACAAGTTCTTTAGCATCATTTAATGCGTTTGAACTATAAAAATCATAATCAGGTATTTCAATATCTTTATTATAAAATTGGTCTTGTTTTGGTAATATATTATTAATCGCCGTTCCTCCATAACAAATTAGATTTTTTTTTCTTAAAAAAAATTCTACAACGCCAATAATACGTTTAACTTCAGGCGAATTAGTTGTCTTTCGCCCTTGAATTTCTTCTGCTTTATCGATTGCTACTCTTAAAATGGCTAATTCACAATCTTGAAACGTCATTTGTTTATTACATATGTCCTTCATAATATAAATAGATACAAAAATATTTATTCAAACCTTAAAAATATTTATATTATTTGACGTTTTAAGAGCACATTTTAACACTTTTTTACTGTCTTACAGTTATTATCACGTAATGTTTTTTCTAAAATACCAATATGTCCTGAAATATTAGGTGAAACTGTTATTTCCGTTTCTAAAGTGTCAACCCTTTCCCAAACACACACAAAATCGGTCCATGTATCTCTTAAAGGTAATATATGAAATGTTTCAAAAACTCTTACTGGATATACTTCTTCATTTGCGTATTTAAAACTGCTCCAGTAAGCTAATGCTTGTCCTGCGTCTGAGTAAAATCGCCAATTATCTCCCGGATAACAATGATAAGGTCCATAAGTAGGAGCATTTACATAAATAAATCCTCCCATTTGTACGATTCTAGTCATTTCTTTAAATGTTATCCAAAAACAAGGGTCGTGTTCAAAACAAGACGTTGATACTATTAAATCTACTGAACCATTCTCAAATGGCAGTTTTTCGCCAGGTTTAACTACAATATCAACTGAACTGTCTGGCTCAATATCTAAACAAATGTATTTCATACCTAACTCTTCAAAAAAAGCCCTTAAGGATCCATTTACATTTTTACCGCCAATATCAAGAACCACTTTGTTTACACAACCAAACATTTTAGCAACAAGTTGTCCACATAATATAGAGGTGTCGTGCATTAATTATATATAAACATAATCTTTAAGTGTTATTTAATGCAATTTATTTAATACATTTATATATCAAATTTATAGAAATCAGATTGAACTGTTCTTGTAGCATATGATAATTCTGGATTTTGTGGTGGAGGTAAAGGAATTGTAACAGGAATATAACGTAAATTCTCGGGTTTAAGAACAAATGCAGATCCATTCTCATCAAAAAATATATCATTTTCTTCTATATTTGTATCTATTGACTGATATCTCATTCCTAAGAGCTGACACCCTGTTTCTCTCATAACTACAGAACTGGGATTTTCGGGATTTGGACCTTTATCTGGCATACCAATTGTCATACTTTGCTTATTGAACTCAATAAGTTCATTCATATCTGGACTATATTTAATATCATAATAATGTAGTGCTCTCATAAAAACAGAATTACTTGTCATATTGATAAATTTATAAAATTCAGGGCATTCCAAAAAAGCTGTATTACTTTTATCTACTATAATAACAACTTTACCCTTTAATTTATTTAATTCAACATTACCAAAGTTTTTTCCATAATATTCCGAATCATAATCTTTACTCATCAAAATTGAGCCATAATTTTCTAAAAGCTTGGCAAAATTTTTATACATATTTTGATTAGTGCTTTTAATGCGAAGATGAATTATAATTGGATCTAAAGAATTTGGTGCTGTTGCTGTAGCAAACGCATAATCTCGAATTATATTCATAATGTCTAAAAAGTTAATATAATTAAATGTTTCTTTAATATAATAACTATCGCTTGTTGATGTTGCAACAACTGGTTGGTCGTTTATAGAAAAAATCTCAAAGTCAAGTCCTCTCACTCCTTGTTTTAATAAATTTGTTAAAATACAAGTATCAACATAATCATTTTTATAATTTCCACCACTGCAACAATTATATGCAGTCTTAATATAATAATCTTTAAATGTATAATTAAATTGGTCGGAGTTATTGATTGAACTAATTTTTCCATTTAAATCCCCATAAATAGACCTCATTGTTGAACATGAATTACTTCTTAATCGACTATAGTATATATAGTATAAAATTGCAATTAATATAATTACTAATGTTACTACAACAATTAATAATACTGCTGTATTGCTTTTCATTTCTGTTATAGAAGTTATCGCGTTATTAATAGTTTTTCCAGAAGAACCATCCATATTATATATATACTTTAAAAAAATTATAACACAACAAATTTAATATATACTTTAAAAAATTATATTATGACGAATAAGTAATTAAAAATATATTATTATATTATAAAAATGCCTGGCGGATTAATGCAACTTGTAAGTCAAGGACAACAAAATATTGTTTTAAATGGAAATCCAACTAAATCATTTTTTAAAGCGACATATCATCAATATACCAATTTTGGACTACAAAAGTTTAGGGTTGACTATGAAGGTTCAAAAACATTACGTTTATCAGAAGAATCGACATTCACTTTTAAAATTCCACGCTATGCGGATTTATTAATGGATTGTTATTTATCGGTAAATCTGCCTAATATTTGGAGTCCAATATTACCTCCACAGCAGGTTACCAGTGAAACCACCTCACTGGGTCTGGGAAATATCGAACAATGGGCTCCATATGAGTTCAAATGGATTGAAAATATAGGAATAAAAATGATTTCAAAAATTAGTATTACTTGTGGAAATTTTACATTACAAGAATATTCTGGAGATTATTTATTAGCATCAGTTCAAAGAGATTATAATGCTATTAAACTAGACTTAATTAAGCGAATGACCGGACAAGTATCTGAATTAAACGACCCGGCTAATTCTAATGGTCGTGTCAATTCATACCCAAACGCATATTATACTGGAGATTTAGCAGGACCAGAACCATCTATTAGAGGTAGAACTTTATATATACCTATAAATAATTGGTTTTGTTTAAAATCACAAATGGCATTTCCTTTAACATCTTTACAATATAATGAATTACATATTAACGTGACATTTAAACCAATTAATCAACTCTTTCAAATTCGAGATGTATTTGATGCTACAAATAATTACCCATATATTTCTCCCAATTTTAACACATGGTATATGCAATTTCATCGATTTTTACAACCGCCTCCAGATGTGTGTATTGAAATGGGATCTTATACCGATCAACGAGGTTTATGGAATAGCGACATTCATTTAAATTGTACTTATTGTTTTTTGTCAAATGATGAAGAACGCCTTTTTGCTTTACAAGAACAAAAATATATTATAAAACAGGTTCATGAAAGAATTTATCCTAATGTTACTGGTCCAAATAAAGTAGAATTAGATTCATTAGGTATGGTATCTAATTGGCTTTTCTATTTTCAAAGAAGTGATGCCAACTTAAGAAATGAATGGTCTAATTATACTAATTGGCCTTATAATTATTTACCATTAAATGTCATACAAGCACCAACATCTGGAACATATACAATTTATCGTACACTTGGAGGAATTCTAACGCCAGTTGAAATTGGCCCAGGCGTAAATCCGGACGGTTCAACAACTGGGCTCGTAATAAATCAAACATATAATCCACAAAATGATAAATCAATATTAGTAGCCATGGGTATTTTGTTAGATGGGTCTTATAGAGAAAACATTCAACCAGCTGGTGTGTTTGATTACATAGAAAAATATACTAGAACAACTGGCAGTGCTCCGCCTGGACTATATTGTTATAATTTTTCAGTACATTCAAATAACTCAGATTTACAACCATCTGGTGCAATAAATATGAGTAGATTTAATCAAATTGAATTGGAATTTACAACAATTATTCCTCCATTAGACCCAATGGCCCAAAGTTTGACTATCTGTGATCCTGTAACTGGTTCTATAATTGGCGTTAATAAGCCTACATGGCGCATTTATGATTATAATTATAATTTACATTTATTTGAAGAACGAATTAATGTTGTTAACTTTATTGGAGGCAATGTTGGTCTTATGTATGCTACATAATTATACAATATTATTGCTGTAATGTTGAATTTGATGCCGGCGGGGTCGTTTCATAAAATTGTCCGGTTGCCGATACTGTCGTCTGGTATTTTGGTTGATAATATATTAATGGCGTTGCATTTGAACTGCCCTCATTATATTTATCCGCCGACTCTCTTGTCTTATTGTATAAGTTTAAACCTTCGTTAAATGATTTTGTCCATAAATCTAATCCTTGGTATGGCATTTTTAGTTGTGCGTCTTTTGCTCCAGGATATAATTCTGCAAAATCCGCATTATTATTGTTAAATCCGGTCGTCAATGGGCTATATTGTAACCCTTGTTGTCCTAATTTTCCACTAGCATCATAAGATGATACCTCTTTAGATTTTAACATTGGTTTACAACCTTGACAATCAATGTCTGAAGTACATTGTTCTCTAGTAATAGCGCATTGTGCTTGAGGTCCACAAAAGTTATTACAACTAATGGGGTCATTTATTGGTAAATTCACTGTACGACTATATATAACATCATTAGAATTTATCACAGTATCTTCTGAATATGGCATACTCTTTTGATAAGCTCTTTTTGAATCAGTTAATCCTTCTATTAATAAATTATTTGAACGTAATTTGGCTACTCCATATTTTATTACTATCCAAAATATAAATAAACTAACAAATGTGTATAATAGTGTATATTTATTATTTAACATTTATATATACAATTAATATTTTATTGTTTATTTATTATTTATTATTTTTATTTATAAATTTTTATTTATAAATTTTTATTATATATTTATTATAACTAATGTCTACAGTAGAAGA